AGGTTCAGGTAGAACATTTACGGTAACAGGTGCAGGATCCTCTCCTGAAGGTTGCTCAACAGGTGTAACCTCAGCAGTTGCAGGAGCAGGAGCGGGCTCAGGTGTAGCAGTCGTAGCAGCAGGTACAGGTGCAGGAGCAGCCTCAGGTGCAGGTGTAGCAGCAGTAGTGGTTTTAGGACGTCCAAGTGAATAGGCTGCTGAAATGGCTGCAAGCGCAGCTCCTTCAGCTACAAGTAATCCAATCGTGCCTGGATCCATTATCTTCCCTACGTAAAAAAATCAAATCACTTCAACTACCCGTAGTATAATGGAATCTGTTACATATGTAACCGCACTGTTTGATGTTCGCAAACGCGAAGGAACTCATCTCACTCAGTCTAATCATTATTGTTTGATAGATGCATATCTTGAAACTGCTAAGACTCTACTCGATACACCCTTTCCATTTGTGATTTTTTGTGAACCTGAATTTGAAGCTCCATTGCGAGCCATACGAGGAGATCGACCTACACAGTTTAAAGTATGTACCTTCGAACAGCTTCCCTTTTGGAGCTTGTTTCCGACGATCTGTAGTAACAGGGAAGAAAATCCAGTGTTTTTTGTAGCTCCTGAAAAGTTCACACCGTATTACTACTATATCATCAATCATAAGGTCGAGTTCGTTCGACAAGTTACTGAGGAAAACCCGTTTGCAACTGAATGGTTTGCATGGGTCGATGTTCGAATTACGCTTCCTTCGACTCATTTGAATGGATTAACTCAATGGTGGCATCCTGAACGCGTGAATGTTACTATGATGAGTCGAATGGATCATGATCGAATTAAAGATCGATATACATACTTTCGCAACAATCACGGATGGGTTGCAGGTGGCTTCTTTTCAGGAAAGCGAGCACCGTTACTTGAATTCACTCAACGTACCATCTCCGAATGGAAACGAGCACTTGAAGAACGATATTGTCCATCGGATGAAACGATGCTTACGTATGTGGCATGTGCTGATCCTAGTACTGTTTCAGCGGTTGCAATAGGCGATTATGGTGATTTAATACGTAATCAAGCAGCTGTTTGTAATAATCAAGATCGAGTCTACTATTTTCAAGAACAAACACTGATTTATGATGATCCTCATAATTCGATTCAAGCAGGAGAGAGTTTACGTAGAGCGTATCTCTCAGGCGTTCTTCCTCCAATGGCAAACCATGAACACTTTCATATTTTCTACAGATTGATGTTAGCGTATGAGAAACTACATCAGACTGAAAAGGCGTTAGAACGTAGACAAGAACTTCAAACACGGATCGAACTTCGACCGATGGTTGAGTACTTTGCGCGTCATTTACTTGTTTTTCCGTGTGAACGCCTTGCCTGATCGTGCACGTGCAGCCTTCTTACGGGATACAATGCGACCATACTTGTTCATTGCAAGATCACTCTTGGTGAGGCCACCAGGTGTCTTTTCAGCAGTTCCATTCCACACTTTACGCCGAGAACCGATTGCACGTTGAGTCTTCATTATGAATCATCTAGAAAGTTTCAAACGAAAGGGGAGAGGCCTTCGTTGTACAGTTGTGTCTATTTCGCTGAATCCAGGAGGTTCAACTTGACCGCAATATAAGGATTCAGTCCATGCAGTCGGAAAATCTCGAACCGTTTCCCGCGCTCCTCTAGGTCCTTTTCCAATATGAACGAGTAGTTTGTTACAAACTTTAGGATAGATTCGACAACTCAAAAAGTTCTGATCCAATGCAATTCCGCGATCTTCAGGGTTAAGTTGATAGGCTTCATATTCTTTGCGAATGTTCAGTCCTGCAGATTTACGCAAAGCCCATAATCCACCCATTAACGACGCAGAGTGCTCTGTATGATCTCGAATGGTATGCGCTACGAAAGGCGAGTTTACGAAATCCATGATTGCCCAACGATCGCGTGAGTGAACTCTAGAATCTGCATCACGTACCACCATGAGTTCGACAGAAGGATCATCGATCGCATAAAAGCGTTCGATCATGTTTTCAATTCCAGTCTTTCCAGTGAAATGAAGAATCACATGTGGTGCAGTCTGGAGTTTAACAATCATTTCAGAGGTGACGTCGGATCCGATATAAATGAAAATGAACCACTCTGGAAAATGACGGCGAATCAATTGAATGTTTTCCAACATGCATGGATAATATCGAGGGTTATAAGGACCGTATAAACAGAACGAGAACACGTTCATCTTATCTTAGAGTAGATTAATGATTTCGGGGATAGGTTTCGCAGACACTTGTCAATGGGTTGTGGATCCGCGATATCCCTCAAAGCCTGTATTTTCTAATTTTAAAGCAAAACACGGTGATCGGATCTTTATCAATGGCGATTTTGTGTTTCGATTTGTAGACCATTTATCTAAGATACGAGTGCATCTACGGAAATATGTATACGTCATTCATAACTCAGATGAGGCATTTGATGCTTTAAAACTTGAGGCATTGCTTCCAAGTGCCATTCATATCTACGCGATCAATACAACGGTTCGTCATACACGATTAACAACAATCCCTCTTGGATTTCCAGATGCAGCCATTCCATTTGTACGAACGTTTGTTCGTCCAGAGGTTGCGCGTGATATTAAAATCTATATGAACTTTTCAATCGATACCAATGTTCAAAAACGCACTGACTGTTGGAATACTTTTAAAGACGATCCTCGTGTAGTGATTCGATCGAATCGAACAGGCGATGAATATTATGAAGATCTTTGTCGATCCAAGTTTGTTCTGTGTCCCGAAGGAACTGGAATCGATACCCATCGAGTATGGGAAGCACTTCATTGTGGCGCTATACCTGTCGTACTACGAAATCCACTTAATGAGTTCTATACACAGTACCCGATTAAGATCGTAGAGAGTTGGGAACAGATGTAAAACTGCGTTATATAATACAAACCATATATGTATATATAAAATATAATGGAGTTTGATAAGATTAATAGTAAATACAATACAGAATTCACAAATAAACTACTAGCAAATAAGCACATATTCTACGAAATCTATCAGGCATGTGGTAATACACATAGTGGATCAGGATCTTATTTATTTGATGGAGGACCATATAGTTATTGTGATCTAATGTATGAAAAACAAGAACTGCTCTTTAAGAGTGTAAAAGATGCAGAGAACGTCCTAGAAATAGGGACCTATATAGGACATTCGTTATTGATTATGTTACTATCTAATCCTCAGTTGAAGATTACATGTATTGATATCGATAACCGCTTTACCGAACCAGCGGTTAAGGTATTGAACAAATATTTCAATAATGTGATAACGTTTATTCATAGTGATAGCTTGACTGCATTGAAGAGTTTAAATCAACGATTTGATTTCTTCCATATTGACGGTCATCATAGTAACGACTATATATCGAATGAATTTACATTAATTCAACCACTGAATAATCGCACTGATATATTACGAATTATATTCGACGATCAAGTATGTATGGTAGACTTACAAAACAAAATTGGTAGAAACTATGTCATTATTAAGAAGGTTATTCCAGAATGTAATTGGAATAATGTATATTATGAGATTAAGATCTAAAATATACTGCTATACTTTTAATGAGACTTCAAGACTTCAAAGTCGTCTATATATGTCCCGATCATAACGATAAATACCATGCGCGAAAAGTCCATATGGAAACATTGTTAATGGATCTTGGATTCAAAGACGTTGTTCATTACAAGTCGGGAACGTATTCGTATCCGAAGTGTTTGAACGATGCGACTGTTGATATTCTGACAACGTATCGATATGAACCCATTCTTGTACTTGAAGATGACGTTGAGTTCACGGGGATCAGTGAGTTTGAGTTCGTACATGGAGCGGATGCAATCTATTTCGGGGTCAGTCGCTGTGCAGGTCATCCAACACTGAATAAAAATGAAGGAGTCTGTGTCTTCAAACCGTATTCCGAGACTCAAGTTCGAGTTCTCAATATGTTGAGCGCTCATGCAATTCTCTACATCACTTCACAGTACAAAGAAGCAGTGTGTGAAAAGTTACGATCTACCAATGGGTTTAACGATATCGCAATGAGTCGAATTCAACCACTGTACCGAATTCTTGCGAATAAAACACCTTCATTCTTTCAATCTGCAAAGTTCAATGCGCCTGATCACAATGAAGCCTATACTCGATTCAAACTAGAAGGTCGAATTCAATCATTAGACGAACCTCCGATCTATTGGTTTATTAAACGGTAGAATGGCTCCTTACCATGATGTGTCATCCAATAGTTTCCACACTTCTTGATATCGTCTTGAAGGTTTGATGGATAAAACGATAGGAACAGTCTTGAAAAATCATACACCTTCGTCTTCATTTCTTCGTATTTTGCTTCAAGATATGTAGGAGTGATTTCAGAATAATCATTAGTCCAAAGAACTGGACATGCTCGATACTTTTCTTCGGTCATTGGATGTCTTTCAATAATTGGAATACATCCTGCAATCAGCGCCTCGTAATGACGATGACAGTCAATTCCATTTCCTTCAGGAGAAATGACAAACTTATAAGAGGGCAACGTTTCGAAATACGTATCAGGTGAAATTTCTGAATTCAGAATTCCATTGGAAGCTAGTGTTGCAAGTATAGAACATCGATTCTTTCCAGAAGATCGACGACGTGAATCTGTATATGGATTCAACGCACAAAGAACTGTTTGCGAATGATCTCCAACTGTAAACGTACCTGTATATGTATAGTTCATTCCGATCGGAAAGGGCATCCATGCATCATTTCCGTCTATAGAGGACGCTTGTACGATCAGTTCACGAGGCCGTTTATAGGTTCGTTGCCAGTCTGTCAAACTAAGTTTATACTGAATATAGTTCACAGTCAAATACTTCTCAACAATATGTCTATGCATGTAATCGAAATCTGTATGTGTCATTAACCACCCAGACTCATCGTGAACTCGATGTTGATACTCCATATTATCTACTACAAATAGCGTCCCATTCATATGAAACATAGTATATAGTGTAAAATACTGAGAGTCATAACATCCTATTTGATCGCATGTCGGTTTATCACTTAGTATATCAAATCTAGAGAGAAATTCTCGAGGGATGATTGAATTCATTGTGTTCATACATGTATCAATATGAGGGTAAAACTGTCTGACATTGTCTTTAGTTATAGGTATATTACACCAGTTACGGAAGTTAAAGTTTGGAATAGCACTGCAGGGTAAAAACACGCACGATGATGAAAATGAGTATGACGATATAAATGTCTTAAAGGCTTCAAAATAATTACAATCTGCAAAATTGTCACTATCTAAAATGGCAATATAGTCGGATGTTGCATACGACGCAGCACGGAGCTTGTTCTTCAACATTCCGAGACGGGATTCATTTTGGTAGACGCGGAGTTTTGGATGAGAAAATGCTTGAGTGATTGCAATATAATCCTCACCTGTTTCATCAACAATCACCAATTCATTCACATGCGGATTCTCAAGGTACTTGGGAATCGACTCCTTTAAAAATGAGAATCGACGCATAGTTGGAATACATACACTAATACTAATTGGACGCGCGATAAGCATATTATTATCACATGGGTTTCCCCCAGACAGTATCTTTAGAGTAAATATGTGAGACGTACACACCTTTTTCCATTCTTCAATCTTGTTTCTGAATCGCGGAATGTCATTATGATTAATATCCTCAATCACATAGATTCCTGTAGGTTTCAGTTTATGAATACTATTTTCAAAGAAGGTAACATTCGCATCAAATGTATGGAGTCCATCATCAATGATAATATCCATATCAGGTAAGGACTTCCACATAGCCCGAATAACAAACGGATTCAATTGATCACAAAACACAGTACGGATTCGGTCTTCCTCAAATAACACATTTTTATCAATATCTGCACCATAAATGGTTGACTGTGGAAAGTAGTCACGCCATCCACGAAGAGATGCACCAGGACGTCCGTTAGGTCCCATATTGGCTGGAATGTTTGTATTATTTGTACCGATTCCCATCTCGAACACGTTCAATGTCTGATTAGATATTGTATTGAACATCTCATGATAAACTTCCGTATAGGTATGATGTGTTGAGTCATTTTTACGCGGACCTTTGTCACTACCATACTTATCCATAAGCGGACAGAGCGGAGTTGTATACGCCATATGGTTTGAGTCTAAATATACTATATAGTGTAAATAGTAAGTATTTTTTTTAACGAATCTTCGTAATAACAAGCTGTGTATTTTGTATAGGTTGTAGATTTGAAATACGTTTATGATATGCAGAACGAAATGCATCAATTCCTCGTTGTGTTAAGTCTGGTCCACCCCAACCATAGTCATCAAAGATCATTGTTCCGCCTACTTTGAGTTTTCGAAACGAAAGCACTGCATCTTCAAGTACATACTCTGGTTCATGATTTCCATCAATGTAGATTATATCGAAAAAGTCATCTTCAAATTTGGGGATTTCGATATGAGAGAAACCGCGAACAACTGTGATCTTTTCCTTCTGTCCGCTATTCTCAAGGTTTCGCGTGAAGGTTTCATAGACTGACTCTTGTTGATTCTTATACTCAGGATAGTCTACATAGTCAGTCCACGGATCAATACAATACATACGACTCTCAGGATGCGATGCATAGGTTTTTCCTACTGAAAACAAATTTGCACCATAAAACGTTCCAATTTCTAGATAGCGAATAGGTCCATTCGGTGCAGGTACAATTCCAAACCAATTATCCGCCATACGATACGAAACACCTTCAAATGACATTCTTATGGTTAGTATACTAACTCAATACTCTAAGTCAAAATCAATCATTCTCCATTCAGGTATATCAAATGTAGATCGTGTATACCATAATTGTTTTTTAGAATGTTGTGGATACATTACTTCTGAAAAATAGGATAACAACCCAATAACTGTTGAAAAACTACCATGTGATAAAACGACATGTTTACATGTACTTCCAAACTGAATCGTTTCAACTTCAGATACACGAAGTAATTTTGCATTAGGATATACGTCTACAATACCTGTAATAATACTATCCTCAAAATCGTCAGACGCAATATAAAGAGTATCAAATGAAATCATCGAGAGTGCTTTGAGATAATATGTTAATCCAGGATTAGCATCCCTGACATCTGTTAAACGAACGTGTATAAACGCATCGTTATTGCTTGAAAATCGACTAGTAAATGGATTTTTAGATAGGATAGACTCTTTGATACTTTTACTGTTTAGATAGTTGCGAATAAGCTGTACGGTATCAATCCTTTGAAAAAAGTTCCAATTAGGATCCAAATTAGCTTTCAAATACTCACTTTCGAATAGTTGAAAATAATTGTCTTCAGTTAATAGAATTGTATCTGTATAACTACGAGTACCGAAGAATAACTTTAACCCAAGTGTATCCATCTCTTGTTGATATGAATATTCAACAGATAAGTCATGTTTTTCTGCAATGAGACTAACTGCTATATTGCGAATGATATTATTACATAAACGACCATTACCTTTTATTGTACTAGTCATTTTAACAAGATTGTAATGACACTGTGTAAATTGTCTCACTATTATCGAAGACTCCATGCAGGATGACAGATCGTAGAGGGTATGAGCGAATAATCCTTCGGGTATATCTTGACTATATCAGGACTGTATAGTTTCATGAATCGACCCACATTCGAAGTATCGTCTGTCCAACACTCTGTACCTCGCATGCACACCATCAATCCTACCAACATTTCTTCGGTTTCAATCTGTATTTGCTGTTTTGACTTCTCTTCTAAGGATTGTATATCATGTCGTTTTTCACGCTCTCTAAAGAACTTATTGTGATACGAACCACGTTTCGTAGTCGGAACAATCGTAACGATCTTATTGTTAGGCAGTTCTTGTTGTAGTTCTTCAATCACGGTATAGTCGTCCGTTTGCACAAAGAACGTAGTAGATTCAGTATACTCAATCTGTTTGAGGATATCCTTCACATGAATATACTTCGCTTCTTCAAAGAGTTTATCGCCTCTTCGAACGAACAGTCCAATGAATGGTCCAAGTGAAGACACGATCGATTCAATTCTAGCGGTAAGATGCTCTTTCAATACAAAAATCTCACGAACTGCGATCATGTAGTCTTCCAATGGATACTTCCATCCACTAGGCATGTTCAAATGCATACATCGTACACGGGATGCGTAGTAATTCTCTTTTAAGTCTAACGTTGTGAAGTAGTCGTGCCATCGATTGTAAGGCCAGTCTGCATGAGCGATATACAATGGAGTGTTGGTTTTCTTTGAGTGTATATATGCGTTACAGAGGAAGAAGAAGACAGAGAAGAATCCACCTACCATGTTATCCTTTCCGCCCGTTAGTATGAAATGAATAAGATCCATTAGTACTGAACTCACAACTGTTTTTGGGTTTCCAAACACAGTAGTTGGTTTTTATTAGTTAATTTCAAGTTTAGTTGGAGTATGCAAGACCTCCCATGCCGCTCATGACACGGAGAACGTTGTAGTTGACTGCATAGACTCGGACCTGAGCTGTTCGTCCAGCCCGCACTGTGTTGACTGAAACAGTGAGTTGGAGTGTTGCCTTGTCGATACGGGAGAAGTTGCAGGTGCCTGATGGCTGGTGCTCCTCTGGCTTGAGTGCAAAGGAGTAGACGCAGATACCTGGAGCTGTTGGTGTTCGGCTGTGGTGTTGGTAGGGTTGCACGTAGCTGAAGTATCGGCCCTCGCGCTCAGTGAATCGGTCTTGGCCGTTGAGTTGGAGCTTGGCGACTTCAGTAGGTGTCTTACCAGTACAGCGAGTGCCTGAGTCGAGGATAACCTTTGCGAGAAGGTAGTTGGTTGTGTCCTCGAAGAGGATGTTTTGATCATTACCACCTGGACCGAGTTGTGAGTCCAACCAGCTGGAGCCAGACAATGAAGGACCGACTGCAATTCCCAAACCTGGAAGGTAAGGACCTTGATCGCCTGCAAGTCCGACTGTTGGGATTTGTCCTACATTAACAGCCTGTCCGCCGAGTGCACCACGTGCGAGGACGTCCATGATAACACCCTCTGTGGAGAAGTCATCAGAGTAGTTGAATGGCTGGCATCCATTGACCTCTGCAATGTAGCTAGGTGCTGGTTGAGAGCAGTCAACAAATGAGTCACGTTGAACAACCCAGATAAGCTCCTTGACTGGGTGGTTGAAGTTGAGCT